TATCTCGTACCAAATAGGATCACATCGTTCTGCATCGCCAAGAATCTGAGCCATGCACTTCCAATGTCCCCAAGGCTTGCCAGCCTTAGAAGTTCCTGTTTTCCATACACGCGCACCATGGATACAGCTCTCGTCTGCTGGAGTGCCACCAAGGACATCCTTCACCGTCTCGACTGCTTGCTCTAGTGTCTGAACTGGTGCTGCTTCCCATTGTGTCCATGGATCATCTGCCTTTGCTACTGGGACATATTCCTTTGATGTATCTGCCATCTTTGCCTTGACTTCATCGATGCTAGCCTTTACTTCATTTGCTTTCACGACTTTACCCATCTCCTCGCGAGAAGCTCTTTTGCCTTTAGTCGCGTAACCTGCATTAGCAAGAGCGCGTCCAATAGCAGAAGTCTCACAATTCTCCAAGGCGCTCGTTGCATTAACACCTCGACCTTGGACGGTCTCTTCAGCAAGCCCCGTTGTCCAAGGACGTAGGTCAGCCTCAGTTCGATATATAGAAGCTTCGACAATAAAACGAGCAGACTGGCTCTCCAATAGTTTCGTGTGAATCTGTCCATCTGGGTGATCCTTCCAAAACTTAATCAGGCGTTCTTCAACTGTTTCATAATCTTGTAAATTAAACATAAAGGTCATTCTCCTCCGTCGCTAGTTGAGCCGAGAGCGCCGTATATGCGACGAGGTCGACGAAAGTGTCTGTTTTGTGAGTTTCCATGCTTCTTGCGATTTTGACCAATGCCATGCACATTGCCACCTGATGTGGGTCAATCGGCAGTTCGAGGTATGCACTCCAGAGTGAGGCTGTTCGTGACATATTGTCGCTAGGGTGACCGTAATCAACTCCTCGGTCTTGGATAGTAGCTCTCGCTTCGTTGAGGTAGTCACGGGCGTTCATCGGCTAACCTTGAATTGTTGCTCGAGCTTCTCATAATGCTTGCGAACTGCCTTACGTCCCTCAAGATAGCCTGTTCGCTTGCCGTCGGTATAAAAGATAACTCCCACTAGAAAATGAGTACCTAGCAGGATCAACTGTAGAACTGTCATATTGCTCCCTTCGCGCCGTACTTCGGCACTAGGAGCAAACTACCCTAGGGGAAGCTCAACCTCGATTAGATTTTGATAACGAAATGGTAACAATTCCGTCGCGTCTACTTGATCGTCTATTGTGCGCCGAATGTCAACGTCTAGGTCGTCCATAGACCTTGCCCTGAACTATGAAAGTCCCGTTCTTTTCGATGTTAATAATATCCACCTGAACGGTTGAATTCTGGACGTACATGATGGCGAACGCTTGTTGCCAATTAGCCGTACCCTTGGTGTATGAAGCCTGCTTAAAGTCCATCAGATTACCAACCTCAACACCATGCAAAACACGCCCTAAACGCCCTCCAGAGGCTTCTGTGAAGGCGCTACGCCCTGCCCTATGGGTATGTCCTGAGATAACGTTCTTTCCGTGCCTTCTAGCAGCTTCTAAGGCTGAAAGTCCTCCTAGGTTCTTGATAGGCGTATGGTCGCCGTGAACGGCTATCCAGCCAGGAGCGATAGGCATTGGGTTCTTATGGAAGGTGATTCCTAGTTCATCGAACTTCATAAACTTCTCGAATCTCAGCTCTGGAAGGCTAAGAAACGATGGAATCTTCTTCATGATGACGTTATAAAGTCTATCTGTGTGGTTGCTTCGGATGCAGTCAGTAACACCCAACTCCCAGAGGAGTTCGACGCATCTGTCACGATCATCGCCAAGACTCTGCTCGTAGGCTTGAGGGGTTCCCTCACTCCATTTAGAGATTGTCTGGAAGTCAATTTCGTCACCAATAGTAACCGTCTGGTCTGGCTTAAACTTCTGTAGGAATCTTGCTATGTTCTGAGTGACGTGTACGTCCTCGAAAGGAACTTGTAGGTCGCTCAGAATAACGATTCTTTTCATTAATCCTCGTCGTCGTCCTCGTAGGGGATGTTATCGATTCGATTAGGCAGGTTAGGAATAATCCAGTCCGGAAAAGTTTCACGATCTGATAAAAGCCAAAAGGCATGAGTCTCTGTGAAGCCTGCTTTTCTTAGGGATTTGTAATACTCATTAAGAGCAATACAGTAAGCGTCCAGAGCGTTATAAGTATCAAGATCTATGACTGGTCTTTTCTTCGCCATGAGATAAGTGTTACTTACCTAACAGGTCGATAATCGTATCGACACGCGCTTCTAATCTACTTACTTGATCTTTAATGCTAGAGCCCGAGTTTGGCTTAAGTTCAGATAAATAGTGCTTAATCATGAACTGAACATAAGCTGCAACGCCGCCAAGAACTGTAATAATCGCAACGGCAATAGCTGCGAAATCCTGCGCTGTCACTTCTTCGGGGTTGCGTAACCGAATACGCCAGCGACTACTGCGCCCAAGATAGAGCGGTAGTTGAGGTCGAAATTAGAAGTAGTTCCCCAGACTGCGAGGAACGCTCCAACTGAGACGATTGCTGGATGCTTCATGTTCATACGGTTCCACCTATCATGGGTATATTAAAGAACGAGCCATCTGCATCGCCCTTCTTGGTAAAGCTGATATGGCAATGATGATTGTGCTTATTAATCCCATCATAAGGACGCCAAGCCCAAGCCTTTTTAGACGATGCGATTCTTCCGTTAAAGATGACATAAGAGATTCTTTTATCGCCACGTTTAGCGCAGAGTCGTAATTGATCTGCAAGGTCAGGCATGAGGTCGGGCTTCGCCTTACCAGATAAATCCCTGTCAATATCAATCGCTCTGACGATACCTGTTGCATCAGGATTGTGGTCAGAAGGACGTGCCGAATGACGAGTGTCGCCAATCCAACCGTCTGAGGTGCGATCTCTATCTGGGTAACTATCATCGACTTGAAGCCTTAACTGTTGCCCTGCTTTGCACAGTTTGGGAGTCATGCCAGTAGGAGTTTGGCTTCTTCTGCCGTAATTCCTAGACGCTCTAATAATTCGTTCTTAGACTTTGCAAGATTTGCTGCCGCTTCTGCTTCAGCTTGGCGTAAAGATTCTGAAGCGATTACTTCTTCTTCAGTCGGAGTTAATACTCTGTTATCCCATTCTGCATCTGTAAGCTCGACTGCTCCTTCTGGAAGTTCAGTAACCGTATCGTCATTTGCCCAAAGAATAGCAATTCCTTCTGCATTCTTGATTACATATTTCATTTAATTACTCTTTCTCAATTGTAAGGGTGGAATACAATTCGGTAGGTGCGCTTGAACTATTTACCGCACGACCAAGCCCAAAAGTAGCAACAGATGCGCCTCTGATTACCTGTCGAAGTTCAAATACCTTTGTGCCAGAGATTGTAAATCGACCGTCTATGTAACACCTTAGAGTTGCGCCGATAGTAGTTTGATTGAACTCGCTTGAACCTGAAACTGTAATCGCTGAATCTGTCGTGTTATACAAATAAGCTCGCGCCTCTGAACCTGCATAGTAAGGCGCACCGCCCGAAATTCTGTAAGTTCCAGCGGGTAAAGTAATTTGATTAGAAGACAAACTTGCACCACTAATTGTGTTTGCTACAACGGTGTTTAAAGTTCTTGTATTGACTCCCTGTGTCGATGTGCCACCGTGGGTGTCTTGTGCTTTTTGGTCTTGAACGATTAAAATCGTAGTTCCGCCACTTGCAGGTGTTGCCCAAGCCAAGCCAGTTGCAGCGGTCGAATCTGCGGTAAGAACCTGACCATTTGTGCCTACTGCTAAACGAGCTGGAGTATCAGCGGCAGTTGCCCCAATAAGATCACCCTTAGCATCGACAATAGCGTTCTGGATAGCGTTGGAATCGTCCTGTGCCACCCAACTGAAATCTAAATCAGTACCTGAAGCCTTGGCCAATACCTGACCAGTAGTACCGCCTTTGAGGTCAACTAGGGCAGTATCGATATCCTGACCAAGTGCAGCAATAGCGGTAGCGCCATCCTTTACTAGGTCTGTGGACTGGGGGATATCCCATCCAAAGTTAGTGGTTGTTGTTGCCATTACGCTACTACTCCTATCGCATCAAGCCAGGTTAGGCTGGTGTTAATTGTGTTCCATTTTTCCGCTGCATTTACCTGTTCCCATTTTACCGCAACTTGGCTGAAGTTCACAGGAGATGCATTGAAAGTCACGCTGAGATTGTTAAGAGATGCTCTGAATGTCCAGCCCTCGATATAACCCTGAAATGAGCCGCCTGTGATGTTAGGCGGCAGATTCTGAATCCATACAGGTTGACCCATGAAGATATTGATTAAAGCATCACGATCTGAATTATCTATTTCTGGATTACCAAGGACAAAGGTTATTGCTTGGAATTTAGCATAGGGATAAGCTCTTAAAGAAATGTAGCGGTTAGCCAATGATTGTGCGTCGCTAGTGTTTTTAATCCGCGAAGTAAAGGATTCAGCATAAACGCCATAAAGAGACTGGCTGGTTGCATCCTGCGCGGTATATTGACCCGAACCTGTATTACCATAATTGATATGGAAATAGTTTCTTAAATCTCCAGCGCGAGTAGTCGATGCTAGACCAATGCCATTGGCATGATTGGCGTCCAAAGTGGTGTAGCCATTAGCTGATAAATAATCTTGACGATGTGTTGAATCTGCATAACCGATATTGCCGTTTGCGTCTTCATAAAGATAGCCAAAAGCAGAATTGGCGATTTCAGCGCAAAGGGAATAAAGGTCAGTATCGCTTGAAGAACGGGCGATCATCTCATAATCGCCTGGACGGTCAATTTCACCTAACCCAAGATTAACGGCGTTAGCCCAAGTTTCAGTAGGGTTATAAGCAGCCCAAGTTTCAGATGCAGGGACTTCATTCCATTGTCCTAGGAGATAGCCAGAAAGCAGGGTGTAAATCTGGTCACCATCTTGATCGCTAGACAAAATTCCAGCATCGATAATCTTAGGCAATTTAGATAAAGCACCCAGAGCGGTAATAGTCGCCGTAGTCGTGTAGCCAATACTTCCAGCGCGATTAACCGCAATGGTGAAATCTGAGATAGTACCGCCAAAAATGGGAACATAAGTTCCCGAAGAATTGGTTACTTCAACGGTTATCGAAGTTCCAACAGTAAAGTTATAACTTGAGTTATTAAGGTTAAGAAGCTGTAATTGACAATAGCCAGCCACGGGTTGAACATAGATATCAGTACGCCCTGAAGTAATTGTCAGGTTGGCAACAACTACGTCGGTTATCTCAACGCTATTAACTAGAACCTTATAGGTCGGAGTCCAGGCTGTCATGCAAAGATTAATCCTGAAGCGCCTACGGTTCCTCGAGCTGAGGAATCGTTGAGAAGTCCTACGATTTGTCGGGCAGTAGATTCAGGATCAATAGCCCCATTAACTGTGATGTTAGTAGTCCCAGCGTTAGGGTTGTAATTGAGTCCAGTCATAGGGTTGTATGAAATCATGCCGTCAGAAGGCATCGAAGGCGCCGTATAAGTAGCAGCAGCAGGGGAAGTGGCTCCAGTCTCAAAAGAAGCTTTAGAGAAGAAGTTTCCTACAGCGGAACCAGCGCCCTTGATGGCGTCAATGATGCCCTTAATTGCGTTATAAATCTTGGTAATTTTCTCAACGAAGTCAGCAAAGGTATCGATAATGCCTGCAATGATTTTACCCAATGCCTCAAAAGCCTTACCCAAAAGTGTGCCAATAGCGGGTGCTAGATAATCTTTCACAAAATTATAAATAGACTTCATGAAACCATAGAAAGGCTGAAGTTCGTCATTGTTCTCAGCCAGCGAATCTTTTACTGAGTTAAATGCTGATCGCAAGCCATTAATAATTGGTTGGATAATCTTCATAACTGGTTGAAGCTTCTCACCAAGATTGCTTGTAAAATCTTGAATCGCTGGAATCACCTTATTAACCACAATTTCAACCATTGGGGTAATGGCATCAAGAATATATTTACCGACTGTTTCCTTGCCTTCATCGAAGGCGACTTGAAGGCGTGTTAACTTGCCCTGGAATGTATCTGCCTTGGCTGAAGCTTGGTTCTCAAAGGTCTAGGCAAGTTGAGCGGTTATCTGATCCATGCTCATGGTCTTCAGTTGAGCAGAAGTAAGCCCAATGCCTAATTTAGCAAGTGAGGCAGTATTGCCTTCAGCAGCCTTAGCCATAGCATTAGTTACAGCCTCTAGAGACTTGCCTGAGCCTGCCGCAACATCGATTGCAACTGTCTGTAGCTTCTGAGCCTTCTCGACATCTCCAGTAGCCCTTGCAAGGCGTTCTAGGGATGGACGTAGGTCATCATCTGTAACACCAAAGGCTAAAGATGTCTTAGTTATGTAATCTTCGGTTGCGGCTATCTGGTCATCTGTAGCGCCAGTTACGTTCTTAAGAGTAAGAGCCAGTTTGGTCTGAGCAGCGGCATCTTCAATGGCTGACTTAACGCCATCAATTGCTAACTTTCCAGCATAGGCAAGAGCAGCGGCTCCAGCAGCGGCAAAGGCTAATCCTGCTTTCTTGCCAAAGTCTGTAACCTTATCGCCAAAAGTGGCAACATCTTTATCTGCCTTATCAAGATTCTTAGTGAAGTTATCGACATCAGCAAGAAGCTTGAGCGTTAACGCTCTTGTACCTGTTGCCATTAGCCCCACTCCTTCAAAACCTTATCGAATGATTCAGTCCATCGAGCAACGATTTCAGGTTGAATCCTGCGAAGCGTTGGATAAATGAACCAACCCTTAGAGCCACGTCCTTGACGACCTGACCATATGGGGAACTGCTTAAACTTGATAGATCCGAATTCTGAACCACCCCAGATATCTTTAGTGGTTGCACCACCAGAGAACTTCTGAGAAGCGAATCCATAAGTAATCTCACCAATGCGGCTTGACTTCTTGACCCTTGAACCATCTGCAATTCTTCCAGCGACCTTACGGCTCTGAAGATTGTTTGCAGTTTGGATAACTTCTGCTCTAGCGAATTCAGCCAAAGCGCCTGATTGACGCTTGGCTTCTTCGTTGGCTTCTTCACCCATATTCTTTAGAGCTTTGAATACCATGCGGAGTTCCGTCTTATCGAAGGCAACTAATTCATCTGCCACGATTACGCTCCTCTAGTATTTCAATCGCTGTAAGAATATCTTCGGCAGTTTCCCAATGATCCATAGGAATCTGTGTGGCTAATGCCAGTTCAACTAAGAGTCGGCTTACGCTTCCTCTTGGATGACTTTTGGGTCGTCCCCACCTACCTCGACATCTGCGACTGATTCCATCCAGACATCAAGTGTCTTGGTTGGCTTTCCGCCTGCTTCACGCTTCATGGCGCTGTGTGCTACATAAAGAATGTCCCACATTCCGCCGAACTGAGAGATAACCTTTTTAGTTGTCATCTCCCAGCGGGCGTAATCTGGTGGTCGAACCTGGTAAGAGGTTTCGGTTCCATCGATATATTTAATTGTTATTAGTTGTTGCATTGTTTGCTCCCGTTTCTACTTTTTAGCTGAATGTCTCTGTGACAGTTCCGTTTGCGACCTTGAATGTAAAGTCTACAGTCTGTGCGTCTGTTCCAGCGCCTCCTGCTGTTGGGAATTCAGGAAGAATTGGGAACACGAACTGAGCGCCTGTTGCAGCTGTAAGTGTTACTGAAATTGTTGTATCTGGTGCTTCTGCTGCTGCCCAAAGAGCTTCGCATACTGAAGAAGTCTTACCCCAGTCAGCGAGCATTGAAAGAGCGAATGAAGCCTCTGTGTTTGTGGTCTTATAAGCTTCGCCATCGAGAGTTTGGTATGTCTCGCGAAGGTTTGTCTTAGTAAGAACTGCTGAAAGAGCCTGGGCTTCGATATCTGTTCCACCTGTGAAAGATAGAGAAATATCGCGACCTGTGATTACTGTGGTTGCCATTATTTATCCTTAGTTTGTTTGTGTGTAGTAGGTAGA